CCCTATTCCAGTCAGCACCGACATCGGTTACGGCTGGCTGATGTATGTGCGGGATGGCGGGACTTGGTCTAACGATATCTTTGCTATTGTCTTTGAAAAGGATGGTGTCATCCGTCATATGCGTACAGACCAGTTTAAGGTCTTGCGTAACGACACATTTGATATTTCCAATGAGCAAACTAATTAAATTCTGTGCTGTGGGTGACAACCACGGAGACCATATCGATGAGGATGTTGCCAAACAGTTTTATAAATTCCTAAAATGGTTCGACCCAGACGAGGTTATCCATCTAGGAGATAACTTTGATTTTCGTAGCATCCGAAGGAATGCAGGACGCAAAGAGGAAGACGAGTCGCTGGTTGCCGATGTCAAGGCTGGCAAGGAATTCATTACCCGTGTCCAGCCTACTATTTTCTTAAACGGGAATCACGATGACAGACTCGACCAGATTATCAACGGCTCGACTAGCGGTATGATGGTAGACTACTGCCACGACCTCAAGAACGACATCCGTAACCACCTCAAAAAGAATGGTTGCAAGAAGATTTACGATTATCACGCAGAGGAAGGCGTACATAGGCTAGGTAAGATTGCCTTCGTACACGGATATACCTGCGGAGTCCGTGCCGTGGAGGAACACGCTATCCATTACGCAGAGCCTCAAGGTGCTGTCATCATGGGACACCTGCATTCTATCCAGCAGGTCAACGCCCGTAAGCACGGGGGTGCTGTAGGCTTCTCTGGCGGTTGCCTATGTGGTAAGTCCCCCGACTACGCTAAGAACCGCCTAGCCACCAGCAAATGGGGGTCGGGCTGGACTTATGGATTTACCCAAGGTAACGACTGGAAGGTCTGGCAAGCCCACCGTGTTGGCAAAGAATTTATCTACTCTATCAAAGGACTATGAACAATAAAGACCTCAAGGCTATGGAGAAACTGTTTGGAAAAGCAGTATGCGAAAAACCAGAAAAGGGTTTTTACACACGCAGGGAAATCCAGAAACTCTGGAATCTTTCTGAGCCTATTATCTCTCGCAAATTAAATATTTGTCTTAAGAATAATCTTATTGAAGTCCGTATGTACCGAGTGAAGTCTGGTATGGTTACCCGACCAATCCCCCACTATCGAATCAAATGACCAAGTCCAACGACCAACTGCTTAAGGAATTCCTAGCCGACATCGATGAAGATATCGTAGTCGCAGATGGACTGCCTCACGCCTTCATTGGCTTGTGCCAGACGGAGGAAGGCACGGTTGCCGTGTATTCTACGGAGCGTATCATGGCTCACCTTATGGAACAGGACATGATGGACTTCGATACTGCTGAAGAGTATATGCACTTCAATATTCTGAGTGCTAAAGCCCCTCAGCGGAATCCGATTTATGTGGATATCGTCCCAGAAGAATTCTGGAAATGAAGTTCGGAGATTATATCGGAAGCAAGATTGAAGACGGACTACTCAGAAAGGACTGGGGTTTCTTTGCTTTCCTCTTTTTTATGAGCATCCTCTTGGGCGTTCTTGTTGGGCTTGTCCTTGTAGATAGCGACAGCGATTCCAATCACAGACACACCTATCGACACTCCCACAACCCAAGTGAACCAAGTGGAATCGAATATCCAAGCGGATGCCATTGCAAGCATCCCGCCAGCCATGACAATTCCAGCGGACTTCTTAAAGGGTGTGAATGCCATTGCAAGTAAGCCAGCAACAAATATTGCTAACCCAGCGGTGCTGAACTGCCACAACACCTTTTGCTTGAACTCACCGTCAGCCCTAGCGTGAGCCTCCTGTATCTCAAAGTCCTTCTGCTCTACCATAGCGTATAGGGCTGTAGTCTCAGCATCGACCTTAGATGCCTCCTTCTTGTCCTTCTCTATAGCCTTAGAGTCGTTTTCTTTTAAGATGCGGGTGTACTCCTCAACCTTAGCCACGGAGGGCTTAGAAACCCCAGAAAGACGGGTCACTTGGGCTTCGACAAGTCCTCGTACATTTCCTTGAGCGAGGTTAGGAACGACAGCAGTAAGGGCAGAAGCGGAATCAGAGACAATAGATTCGACCTTGTCGATGTACTTGTCTTTCTCTTGGTTTTTCGTTTCAACGGGTATAGGGGATTGAGGGATGGTAGAACAACCGCAGAGGAATAGGGCTAGTAATGTATATCTCATTTAGTTTGTTTGATGAATTTACGCTTAACCCACTCAAAGATGTCTGGGGCTAAAGCACCAGTCGATGAATAGATAATCCCTTTGTACATAGCATCCATAGGAGCGTGGTTAATTCCAAAGTAAACTAGCGTACCAACGATAGCACCAGCCAGAGCCTTGCGTACCCAGATGATGGCTTGCCACTTCTCCTCCGTTATAATGAGCCTAGCAACAGCACCTAACGCTCCAAGGACAGCCACTATCCAGCCGCCCTTCTTGAAGTCTTCGGCTGTCTCAAGGAGACTAGGGTCTACAGGACTCACTTAGGCTCGTCCCTTTGGACTCTCCGTTTGGCTTGGTCAAGGTTTGTATAGATACCAACCATAGCCTTGCTAGGATTGTAGACCTTGAATTTATCTCCGCTAACCATGATTAGGTAGCCGACTGTATTCTTAAACACAGAGCCAACAGTTGTCTTTTCAGAGTTCCAGTCTCTCCAGCCTTCAGCGGGTTTGAACGGCATGGCAGACTTGCCTCTGACTTCTTGATAAGGAATGTTGCCGCCCGTGTAAGAAATGAAACTGCCTTCACCTTCGTACTCATTGACAGGAATCTTTACCATCTTCTTGTCTTTGTTCATTCTTAACTTGAAGTTACCCTGCTCGTCTTTCTCGTAGACAACCTTACCCTGTTCATCCTTTAGAGGGCGGGATGGGTCAGAGAGTTTGATAGGGCTGTTGTCACGCTTGTTAACAACCTCAGTTATGTGAGCGGTTCTATCAAAGAGAATCAACTTAGCAGGAGACTCATCTTCGTGCATGATAGAAGCGTCATAGCCACGGTGGTCGCTTCTGGTGGACTCCTTGAGAGGCTTAGAGATTTCAATAGCCGCATAAGCGTGACCCTCTGGGACATCCTTGATGATGTCTTCAGCCATAAGGTTGCCGAACACTCGCTCCATCTCAGCAATAGAAAATCCTCTCTTAGTGCCAGCCTTCTCAGCCGTCTTCTTAGAGCCAGCAAAGCCTGTGTGGAAGGAATCAATAAGATTCTGTCTAGCCTTCTCGCTCTTGAACACACCAGAGTTCTGCAATTGTCTTGCGATGTCTCTAGAGAACAAGGCTCTCTTTTCAAAGGTAATCTCATTCTCGTTAGAGCGAAGCAGGGCATCGTCAATGCGACTGACGAGGTCTGGCTTAGAAAGACCATCAAGACCTGTGAGTCCAAGTTCTTCCATTGCCGCAATTCTTAACGCTCTGACTAACTTCTCATCCTTGATGACACCGCTGTCGCTGAGGTGGGAGAAGATAGACATCACGCCTCTAGCACCATCAACAGAAGCAAATATCTTATCGTTACCAGCCTTGACCAGCATGATGTAGGTCTTGCCAGTCTTCTTGTTGTTTACAATAGCCTTGTTAGCAAGGTTGACTAGGAGGTTAGTCTCGCCTTCGCCAGAGAAGTTGCTCGCCCAAATCTTTTCTCCATTAGCAATGGCATAGAAGATACCGCCCTGTAAATCTACGAGAGCCTTATCGCCAACCGTGACTTGTCCAATCTTGGCAGAGTCTGGGGTGTGAGCAATGATGTTAGCGTCTTCAAGTCCTAAGCCCTTGTAAGTAGTTGTACGCACTAAGCGTCCAGACTGGAGACCTTCAAAGAGAAGACCAACGCTACTGGAGTTACTACCAATCTTGGCTCTTTCCTTTGGCTTGTACCAAGCGTTAGGGTCTATCTTGTTGCTGACAGTAATGCCAGCCCACTCAGCACCACTCTCTCCAGCATCACGCATACGCTGACGCTTTAGTTCAATTGCTTGTTGTGCCTGTTCACGATTAATTGGAACGCCTTGGTCTCCACGCTTCTGAATCCATCTGGTGTCACCGAAGATTTTTTCTCTTACCTTAACAGGGATTGCGAACTGGTTAACAATAGTACCGACAGCATCTTTTATACCCATTGCTCGCATTCTTTCTGCGGCTTCGGAGTAAAGAACATATGCAAAACCCTTGCCCCTGTATTCTGGAGCAATGTTAGCAGAGATGCCTCCGTTCTTGTCGAACTCAACATGACCCACATTTCTTGTCATTGTCTTTGACGAGTCGTGCATATTAACACGGATGACACCGTTTGCTTTGTTGATTACTTCTATGTGTTTCTTTTCAACAACATTTGGATTCTCGCTGGCATATCTTCCGATAAAACCAAACTTCCATCTGACACCTTGCTGGTCATAGACTTTGCCACCCTCGCCAGCCTCGGTAGGCTTGAACTTGATAGCAAGAGTGTCTTGAGAGCCGTAACCTAATTGTTTTTTGATTTCAGAATTAGCACCAAAATAATACGCATCAATGTCGGCTGGGTTTACTCCAAGTTTTTTAGCAACCTTAGACTTATATTCATAGACTTCAGCCATGCTGTTGAAGTGGTCAGAGTATCTGGTAGCAATGCTTAACTTGCCCCGTGCCTTTAATTCACCGTCAACAACTCTGGGCTTTTCATATCTTCCATACACAAGAGGTCTGTCATCATCGTACTGATATTTTTCAAACCACTCAGAATGCGTATAGCCTGTGTTATCATTTTCGGCAGGGTTCTTTGCAAGAATTCCTTTCTTTTGGTCATCAACCCAAAGACCAGAGTTTTTTAGTTCCCAGAGGTTCATCGCCTTTGTCTCTTGAATTTGAGGATAGTGACCGACATCTTCCCAGCCAACTAAGTCTGGGTTTGTCACATGACCTCTAGCATTTGGGTCTCCAGTTATTTCGGAGTTAGAAATCCACGGTCTACGAACAAGCATCCCCTCGCTATCCTTGTACTCAAACTGATTTTTCTTAGGCTTGTAGTAGTCGTCAGAGCCTTCGTATTGAACAGGCTTAAAGCGGGTGTCCTTCTTGGTCTTGTCAAAGCGGTCAGAGAGGGGAATCTCAACACCAGCGTCATCGTAGGTGAAGTCCTTGGCAGACTTAATCTGTTCTGGTCGGAAGACAACTACATGGTTGCCGTCTTGCATTCCGTCAAAGCCAACTCCTTCAAGCATTTCTGCCCGTTGTGCTCTATTTAGATACTTAAACAGATAATGCAAATCTACATTCTTTTTATCTACCTCAAAACGAGCCTTGCTTTCCATGCCGTCCCTGCTGACATAGTCACCGTGCTTACGGAGATAACTCACGATAAATTCTTTATTCTCTGGAGTTAATCTCTTAGTGCCTTCAAACACATCGTAAGGATTATTCATCTTCAAGTACACATCCATCACGGCAGGAGTGTGCTCACCTTCGCCAGTTAGTTTGTCTGACAACTTATTGTTAGTCATGCCAGCGTAGTTCTTTGCTTCACCTTCTTGGCTTGTGAAGAAGAAGTAACCAGCCTTGTCATCGCCAGCAGACGCTCTCTTTCCTGCCTCAGCGTCAAACTCTGTGAACTGCTTGTTAGTTCCGTGGTAGTAAACCGTGCGACCATAGCCAGCCTGTTCTGCTCGCCTTGCAACAGCCTCCCTAGGTTTGAAAGGTAAGTGCAGTTGTTTCCCGCCTTTGAGCACACGACCCGTTTCGTCTGAGCCACGGGGTACAAACTCTCCGTCAAACGAGGAATCAATGACCTTGATGTTGTCAGCCATGAAATCTTTAAAGACAACATAAACATTATCACGCTCACCACCATCGGCAAAACGCTTGAAGATAATACCATCGTGACCAGCGTCCATAGCCCTCTTCATGTGAGGACTGATGAAATGTTCATCGTATGAACGAGGGTCTACAACAACATAAGGATTATCCATACGGATAACATTACGCAGTTGCATTTTTTCTTTTGAATTCACATCTGGTAGCACGGTTTTGTCATCCATCTTCTCGACTTTCATCCAAGCATCTCTGACTTCTTTAGAAACGCTTTCAAGTTCTAGGTGAACAGCATCTTTATCAATTGTATGCAAGAAGGATTTGTAGAAAGCCTCTACTAGAGAAGGAGGATGTCCTTTGTTTGTTAAATATTCACGATACAAGTGTATGAAATTTTGTGCTACCTTGTACTGTTCTGTGTGAATATCAACATAGCCATTTTCATCAAGAAAAGCAGTAAGTCTTTTAAGTCTTCCCGCAGGACTTCTATCCGCTCCTGTGGCAACTCTTGCATACGCTTTTGATGTTCCCTGCGAGCCAGCAGAGAACGAACCCATACGGGAAGAAGGAATGTCGTAATGTGAACCTAACTTGTCAGCCGAATATAAACGAGCAAGCATCAGTTCCACATTGCCTGTGCCGTGTGTGGTGACTGCAACAAACGGTTTTCCAGTCTGAATCTTATCATCGTATTCACGGGCAAATAAACCTTCTAACAAACCGCTGTATTCATTTATTTTAGCAGTTTCTTGGACTAACTGAGCAAATCTTTCTGCCTTTTCTTGTCTAGACATACTAGCATACTCGTCCGACTTTAACTGTGCTAGAACAGGGTCTTGAATTGCATCGATATTTTGTTTCTTCCATAACTCAAGACTTTCTTCCGCTGCCATTAATTCTTTTGCTTTTGTTTTATATGCGTCTTCTCTCATTCCCCAACGGAATTGCTCATTCTGATGCTCTGGGTCGGCTTGAAGTCTTGCTATGGCTTTTTCTGAAACTTCTTTATATTCATTAAAAAGTAATTGTTCTTGTTTCCCGTATTCTGGGTTTCGTGCATCGCTGTCAAATATTGTAGCACCTTCTTTAAACGCAGGAGGCAACTTTTTTCCATTAATATGCCTCCATTGTTCATAAGACTCTGGAATGCCATGTTTAGTTCTTAACTCATCTATTTTTTTATCGTAATCATCTCTATCAAGCCATTTTTGTCTTTCAAACGCTTGGTCTTGTAGCGTCAGTTCACGCATTTGCTTGTTGTATTCTTCTCTTGTAAGTGCGTTCTTTTCAGACACCTTTTCAGCCAAAGCAAGAAGTTGCTCTGGATTGTCAACAGCCTCTAATGCTCTCTGATAGATATGTTCGTCTCTTGTCTGGCGAAGAAGGGTTCTCTTACCAACAAAATCTTTCATCTCATCTAAGGCAAACACATCGCCTAATTCAATAGCACGGAGTCTTTGCTCTCTGCTAAGAGGTTTGAACTGAGTAGCCTGTTTGCTTTGATGTGCAACATCTTTAGCAAGAGCCTCCTGCATATTGTCGTAGATAGAATTAGAGAACTTTTCACTAGCCTTAGCCGCTAGTTCCATGTTATCAAACGCACCAATTTTAAGACCACCAGATGTAAAGGCTCTGACAGTACCATCAGTATTCTTGATGAACTTGAACCCTGTGGCGTGTGTGATGATTTCTCCGTTGCCCGTCTTTTCAGACTTCATCTCAGAAGGCTTCCAGTTACGGCTTAGGAGTTTAAAGGCGTTATCGTGGTTGTAGTTATAACGCTCCGTACCGCTCACACGGAACGAGGAGATGCCATCGTTGTTGAAGGTGGTAACGCTGTGTCTGATGCCAAGGGGAATCTCAGCGATAGGTCTATTGATGTAAGAATCACCTTCGTTCTTAGCCATGCCTAGCATCTGATGTAGGGCATCTCTACGCTTGCTACCATTGCCGTCTGTCCAGAGTTCAGCAGAGGGTCTCTTGCTTGTGTCTGAGTCTGGCTTAGAAGCGTTCTCAAGGTATCTGAAGAAGTCCTGCTCCATCGAGCCACGGTTGCCTTGCCAGAGGTCTTGGATAGCAGAGTCCTTCCAGAGATTGTCTCCACGGGCTTCAATGACAGCCTTATCCAGAGTGTGGAACAGAGCGTGGAATGTGCCGTTCTGTCCGACCTTTAAATCAACTCCTAGCAAGATTGCTTTGCGGTGCTTGAACGAGACATCATCTCCAAATAGTCTAGGATATGAAGCATCTGTGATTTGTTCTGTCTTTCCGTGATAGCCGAACTCAGCGACATTAGACTGCTTGCCATCAATGATGTCGTAAGCCATCTTGAGTTTATTGACCCAAGCCCTGTTGACATGACCACTCTTAACGATGGCATCCATCTCAGCATCATTAAGTCTGCCGATGAAATTACCGTCACCATCGACAGCACGATTAGGGTTGATGCCCTTTAGAATCTTGTAGATTTCCTTGCCAGCAATAGCATTAGCCTTAGCCGCTTCTCGTCTGCTCAGACGCACAGCACGACCTGTGTTGTCAATTCTGTGGGTGTTTCTGATGCCGTTAGCATTGACATATTGAGCCTGTCCTTCTTGGCTTAGTCTGTTGATGTCAAAGTTCCCTCTATTCGTATCAGCCGTTGCACGGATGAAGTCACGATTGAAGTAGTCAAGAGAAGAGACACGGATACGCTTGCCGCCTTCTGTCTTGAAACCACCATCGATTTCACCTTCAGCAAGTTCACCAAATCTGAACTTAGGGTCTTTGGACTGGAATGTACGCTCCCAGAAATCAAGCCAGCCGTTCTTAGCACTATCCATTAGACCACGCATACCCTCAAGTTTACCGCCTCTGAAGAGGAAGTCTGGGGACTGTGCTCTGAGCCAATTCTGGAAGTAGTAAGCACCGAACTCTTCAACATACTGGTGAAGCGTAGCAATGGCTTCTGGAGAGATTGTTTTGCTTTCGCTCCCCATCTCAAACTCTTTAATGGCACTATTGAGTCTAGCGGACTCGTCCTTAAAGTCTTCTAACTTGTCGTTAGTTAAGTCAATGTATCTGCTGAAGAAGTCACGGAGTTCCCTTCGGTTGATAGAGCCAGCCTTAATTAGTTTTCCATCCTTATCGAATGTGCCAAGAAGGTCTTTAGAAAGGCGGTCAATAAAGTCTGGACGCAGGACGCTTTCCTTGAAAATAGCGTGGAAGAGTTCGTGAGCCGCACCGTCCTTGCTGAGATTATCAAGGCTCAAGTGAACCTCAATAGCACCAGTAGCGTCACGCTTGAGAACAAAGCCTTCGTTGCCAGCGTACATACGGGCGGTAGGCTGGTCATCGTTGGCAGTCAGTCTGCGAGGTCTGAGGTTGCCGTCTTTGTCAAGGTAACCATCAGCCGCCAACTTGTTACGGAGCATACGACCTCTGTCATTAAGCACTCCGTCCTTACCTGTGTTATCCTTTAAGAATGTCTCATGCAGTTTTCTTGCACCAGCAATATCACCAGTTGCAAACAAGTCATTAACACGGGCTGTGGACATCTCAGCATAGTTGATGTCTCCGTAGTATTCAGAAAGTTTCTTGCCAGCAATGCGAGCCTTCTTGGGTTCAATGACACCAGCCACAGGTCTGGTCTTTCTGCCTTCCCAAATCTTACGCTGGTGAGCATCGGCTTCTGCCAATGTCTTTGCGTCAGCCTTGTCTGTCCATTGCTTGTATTCATCTTTAACTGATTCTAAATGCTTAATTCTATCGGTAAGTTCGGTGACCTTTTCTCCTGTTGCGGTTGAAAGTTGTCTTCTTAATTCACCAGTATTGTTTTCTAGGTTAGATGGGTCAAAATACTCGTAGTTTCTATCAAGCCATTCTTTAAAGTTCTTGTTGTTAACCCTGTCAGCGTACTCGATTCCGTTAGCCTTAAGGAACTCTGGGTCTCCGTGATTCTTGATAGCCTCCAGCATCACTTTCTTCTGCTCGCCATCGAGACGGAAGAACGCTTTACGCAAAGCGTGGTCTTGAGGAAGCGATGCCAGATGCTTCATAAAGCCGTCTGGGTCTCCAGCAAACTGGTCACCTACTTGAGAGAGGAATCCAAGAGCACGACCTCTGACTCTTCGGTCTTGTCCTAATTCCTTAAACTTGACATTTGCTTCAGCAAGTCTGCCAGTAGTAATGTCATAGCCTTCACCCTTGAGCCAGTTAACATGGTCAGCCGTAGAGCGAATGAAGAACTTTGAGTTAGGAGCAACCTTGTCAATGCCAGCGATGATACCATCAATATGAGCAATGTACGACCTGTCTCCAGATGATTCAGCGTACTTAACTAGGGCTTCAAAAGCAGTAGCCTTATCTGGGTCAACTACCTTTAATCCTTCAATGACCATCTTACGCTGGATAGCGACACGCTCAAAAAGTGTTCCATTGGTTACATCAGCAACCACTTTGCCAGCAGTAGCACCAACGCCACCAAGAGCAATACCAGCACCAAGTCCGTGAGCAAAACCTTCTTCACCACCAGAGAGGTAACCAAGCGTACCACCAATGAAAGCCCCATGAGCCGCACCTTGAGTGACAGCCGCACCATAGGTAAACATAGGGTCAACAGCGTCAAGAACCCTCAGAAGCCCCTTAGCATGACCAGAAAGATTAGGAGTGTTCTCAAGGGCTTCCCTAGCCCAAGAATTAATGCCACGCCCAAACTTTCTATTCTTTAGCATGGTTTCACCAACAGCACTAATGGCTTCACCAAAACCGCCAGCCGCACCAGCAACAACACGGGTCTCAGCAATAGCACTAACATACGGAATAGTATGACCAGCAAATCCAGCCGCAGTCATAGGAAGTCCGCTAAGTTTAAGAGTCTTGCCAATGTCTTCAGCCGCCATGCCTGTGGTAGCCGCAATAGCACTAGCACCACGCTCAATGCCAAAATCGATTGTATTTCTGACAGCACCACCTAGGAACTCAACGGGAGCACCAACGCCCCACTTAAGCGTTCCACCAATAATTCCATTCTTAATTGCTGCCGCCTTAGCACCAGCAAGCATCATCTTTTCTCCAAGACCAACGGCTCTCATGCCAGCAGAGGCAACTTGACCAAAAGGAATAAAGAGAGTAGGGTCAGCAATGTAAGAAGCGGCTTGAACGACTTCAGCGTTAATGGAATCCTTGTCCATAACTAAAGTTGTTTTTCCAGTCATCAATTCTTCAGAATGACGATTGAAAGCAAGAGCCTCCATGTATTGATTATATCTTTCTTCCTTTGAGCCAGTTCCGCTTAGAAAGTTTTTAAATCTAAATAACTTGCTGGTAGGGTCAGCAGATTGAGCCGCCATGCCATAGAAGTTTCTTGTACCTTGAGCAAAGCCCTCAACCACATTAGCAGGAGTCTTTGACATCACATCAAATGGATGGTCTACAACTGCACCAACGGCACGACCTAAATCACCCATGACCTGCTCAATGCCAGCACCAATGCCTTCAATGATATTTACTTCATGGTTTTTGTGCCAAGACTCAATTGCATCAAAATCTTCAAGAGATGGATTATAGCCGCTTTGAATTCTTTTGTTTAATTCCTCTCCAGTAGGAGGTGCAGTTAAACGCTGGAGAGCCGCTTCTCGCTGGCTTTCTGGAAGGGATTGAAGATATTTATCAACTTCAACATCGCCTGTTATGCCTTGTCCTTGTTCTTGAGGTTGAGTTTGTCCAGCCCCCTCAGCGTTGATGAACTGAGGTTGGGGTGCATAAAGGTCTGCCATAATGGTTTATTATGTTATTGTTTAGGAATGTCGAGCAATTACTTGTTAGGGTGTGCGGCATTATATGCCTGTTCTCTGGCACTAATTCCACCAGCATTTTGGAGACGCTCACGAAGAGCACTTTCAACATTTCTGCTATTTCCTTGCCTATGAACCGTAAGACCATATATAGCAGGGACATCTTGAATAGAATCTTTAACACGATTAAGGATAACCATAAGTTTAGCCCTATCAGAAGCCTCAAGCGACCAGATGTCAGTAGCACCAGCAACAACATCATTGATAAGTTCCTGTTCATAATTAGAAACAGTACCCACACCAATAATTTCAGTTCTAAGAGCCGCTTTAATAGCAGGAAGAAGAGCCTTAGCCTCACCTCTAAGAGAAGGGCTAAACGCTTCACCAAACATATCGTTGATTTCAATCAATCGTTCAATGGACTTTTCAGAATGAACAAGGCTTCGGTACTCAGTTCTGAACTTAGCAAGTTCCGTAGTAGTACCTTCAAAGTTACCAGATAGGAACACACCAGAGTTAGCAAATTCCTTGGGTGTACCATCGGGATTGCTGAATCTATAGGCGGCATTTTCACCCGCTTCTTTGGCTGTAAGAGGAGTTCCAGTCTTGATTTGAGTCCATGTCTTTCCATCATACATAAACGCACCATACGGGGTTTCCATTGTCTTGAAATTGGCTTCTGGAGTGTTAGCCTTGAATGTCTCGCTAAAGCCAGCAGGGACATAGCCATACTTCTTTTGAAAAAATCCAGCCATAGCCTTTTCTTGTCTGTCAACAGACATAGCAACTTCTCTCTGCTTAGTTCCAACAACAAGGTTTTTATCAACGCCAAGCAAGGTTTCTTGTTCGGGAGCATTAGCCTTAGCCTTAGCCGCATTAGCCTTAGAAATTTCAGCAGGAGTAGCAACCAATTTGCCTGTGCCAATTCGTGTTTCAAGCACCGCTTTTCTTTCAAGAAGTCTTTTTCTAAGAACCTCTGGGTCTCCGTTAGAATATTCTGCTGTGCTTCTCTTTCTAGAAGCCCATTCTTTATAAGCATCAGCAATATTTCTTTCTTCCTTAACTGTTAACTTAGGAACAGAATTAGTTACATCTGGGAAAATAGCACCACCAAGAACAGACATACCTGTTTTATCTTCAGCGGCGGCTTCTACCCAATATCTAGCCATCTCTGGAGTAATTTCGTCTCCAGCCTGTCTTCTAAGACCAAATCCAAGTCTAGCAAGACCTTGAACTCCATTGATGTTTATAGGGTCAACTGATTCAGATAAATAATCTGTAAGCCTACTTGTCCAATCATAATCCGAAGAATAATCTCCATCTTCAATCTTTTTATCAAGTTTTGCAATTGTTTTAGAAATGCCTCCAAGTTCCTTTGTTGCTTTTTCTGTAAAATCAAGTCTCTCAATGTTCTTATCTGCATTCTTTACTATTCCAGCATAAGCAGCAAGATTCTCTGGAGCATTCTCTGTAGTGTCACCAGCAATTCGGAACTTATCTTGAGAAGGAGGAGCGACTTCATTGAACACAGGCTCGCCACGGGGGTTTTCAACTTTAGGTTGAAGTTCAGTTCTTCTCTTTCTAAGTTTTGCTTCTTCAGCGTAATTCTTAGTAAGTGCAGGATTGGTAATTGTATTGCCATCCTTGTCGGTTACGGTAGTTGGAATTTTGTCAGCCGCATCTTCAAGTTCTTTTAATCTCTTTGGAATGCGAGCAAGTTCTTGTTCATTGCTGGCAAGTTCTTGTTTCCATAACTCGACACGCTTGCCGTGAAGAATTTTAGCATCCTTTTGTGCCTCATTATGTTGCGTAACAGCCTTGCTGTAAGCCTCTGTATTTATTGCCTTTCCGCTAAGGACATTAATTGCTTGTTGTGCCGTCCGTTTCTTATCCTTCCAAGCATCAATTGTATCTGCATTGAGGTTTTCAGGAGAGTTCGGGTCTTTATCCGCTTGTGCTTTCTTTTCCTTAACGATATCGCTGGCTGATTTAGATAAAGAATCATATAGGTCTGATTCTTTAGAATAATCCGTTACTCCATCAGTAGTCTGTTCATTAGCCGCATAACCTTCAGCCTTAGCAATCTGGTCATTAAGAGCCGAAAGAGTCTCTGGAGCGATGGGTCTGCCTTTGATATCACGACCAGTCTTGACTGTTTTCTTGATGCTTTCTTTGTAAAGTTCAGTAGCCTTATTGATGTCAATAGCCGCACCTGTGCTATCTACAGCATTCTGAGCGAGTTGACGGAAGTCAGCAATGTTCTGGTCATATGTCTTTCGGTCAGACCAAGGGGCTTGACCCTTAGCAATCATAACAGGGTCTGTAACAATATCCTTGAGTGGCGTAGTGTTTTTAGCATCCCAGAAGTCACGATTCAACTTCTCCTTACGCATCATTTCAAATGCCTGTAAGTTCTGACCAATGTTAGCAAATCCAGCCTTTACGCTTGTGACCGTACCCATCTTCTGGGTAAGCGACATAGAAGGAACTTTAGAAAGTTTCTCGATGTACGGTTGTAACGACTTAGCGAACTCAGCGTGTTCTGGACTATCCCCAAACATCTGTGCATACTGTTGAATCTGACCACCAAGTGCCTCAGCCTCAGCAGTAAGAATATCATTCTTAGCAGAGTTTTCGTTGTAGGCTTGAAGACCTTGTGCTATGTGCTGACCAAAACCAGCAATGGTCTGGGCGGTCTGGTTAGCCATTTGACCAGAGGCGGCTACTAGATTTCCAGTAGAAGCCTCAATGCCACCTTGATATCTGCCAAAAGAAGATGCCATAAATTAGAGTTTATACATTGCCCCAGAGCCAAAGTTTAGGTTAGAGCCACCACCGCCAAGAGTGCTGTTAAATCCTCCAGACATTTGAGATGTAGAAAGAGAAGAACCATATCCTGCTCCAGATGAAAGAGAACCTAGGGAACTACCACCGCCAGCCGCACCTCCAAACAAGGCAGGGTTACCCATAACCGCTCCACCAACCGAACCAACCGCACCAATAAGACCATTAGTAAATGCGTTCTGGGCTTGCTGGTTGGCAATCTGGACATCCATAGCCTCCTTACGGTTAGCCGTGATGAGGTTAGAGTTATACTGAGATTCGGGATTAAAGATTTGAGCACCAAGACCCTGCGACATCTGATAGGCATTTCCGTACATACTAGCAGGGGAATAGGCGTTGGCTTGGCTCATCATGGAATTGCCATAAGTTGCCATAGCGTTCTGGAAATTGCCCTGACCAATGCCATAGACGCTTCCTGCAAATTGTCTTGCACGGTTCTCACGGGCATCCTGCATCTGGTAGGTGTTCATCACCTCTTGTGCAACCGCTTGGTTTCCAGAGAGACCCCTAGCCGCCATAGCAAGTCTAGCCGACTGTTGAGCCGCCTGTTGTTGCTCTGGGCTGAGTTGACGACCCGACTGGAGGTCAGCATTAGCACTAGCATTTAACTTGTCGTAGAGACCCATTGTAGAGGCTCCCATGCCCGTTCTATAGGCATCCATTGAGGACTGACCAATCTGTCCGTACACGGGTTGCATCGCCTGTGCGTACTGCCCAGACAATTCAGCAGACCTAGGAATAGCCTTACCATAGGAGTCTTGCTGGTAAGCCATCTGCCTGTCCATCATCTCCTGCTGGAGTTTCTGGTACAGGGGCTGGTATTGCTTTTCTAGTTCTAAAAGTCTAGGCTGGATGGCTTCCTGTCCAGCCATAGAGTCAAGCATCTCTTGTTTGTAGTCTCTAGGTGCAGGTGCTGATATTTTCTTGGCTCCCATTGTGTTATATAGTTAAAAGGTTAATGTATTTGTTAGAAAGTTTCTTTATGATACCAAACCGTAATGCCAACTTTTCTTGACTTTCCCAGTTGGGATATCTGTCTTTAAGTTGGGTTACAAGGCTTTTCTTTGCCTCTAGAGTT